GCAACGATTGCAGCAGTAAAGTGACCAAACAACTTAAATGCTCCATAATATGCAAAGTATCCAGCCATCAAGCCAGTTCCAATCTGCAAAATAAAACTCAATAACAACACTAGCCCTCTCATGGCACTCCACTCCTGAGAATAAGGCTTAACCTCAAAGCGCTCTCTGAGGTTGTTAAAATGTATCTTTTCAATTTTTTCTCTGTACTCCATTATTTTAAAATTTTCAGGCGTTTTTTAGAATATTTTTTCTTTGCAAGCTCAAGCTCTCTCCTGGGGATTCTCATTTTAATCCTCTTGCCTTTTATCACTCCTCTATCTATTTGCTGGCTTTGCGTTTCATCAACCTCAATCCAGATCCAGTCCTTTACACTTATGGTCTCCACTGGTCGGATCGGCCTTAGCTCGTCATCTGTTGGGAATCTGCTCATTTCAATTTTGGCATTAAACTAATGAAAGAATTATATTTTTTAACTAGGGCTCGCTCAAGTGCTCCCTCACTCACTGTGTCCCATTGCATGAGCTCATGAGTATTTTGGAACTTGACAAGCTTGTTTTTATCTCCCTTGCAAGCTTTGTATTGCCTCATGATTTTTATCTTATACTGGATCAATATCCATCGCTGTTGATATTCTCTCTCTTTGGCAATCTCATACAACCCTTCAAGGCTGCCTGCTCTACCTACTGCCATCCGTTTGCGCTTTGCCTCCTCTAGCTTTTGAGCCTCCTCAATAGTGATCTCCTTAAGCTCTCCCTCTACCTTTGTCAAGACTCGCTCCTTTTTCTCTACTACTGCCCCACATTCAGGGCAGACATCTGCAGGAAGAAAAACAGCATAGCACTCCTTGCACTCAGAGACCTTGAGATCTGCCTCCTCTGTTTGGCCTTTTCTGACTTTCTTTTTGGTCATTTCTAGACTCCAGGCTCTGTCTTGTGCTGGGTGTCCATGCCTTTTGAAGTTATCGACATGATCCAAGATGATGCAGTGATCTTTCCCCTCGCAAGGTCTTAAGGCCCTGCCCACTTGCTGAAGGTATAAGCTTAGGCTGTGAGTAGGTCTGAGCAAAATAGCACAGCCAATGGCTGGGATGTCAGTTCCTTCACTGATCAGATCACAACTGCATAAAACAGTGAGCTCCCCACTAGATAACATTTTTAGGCGTTTAGCGATCAGCTCGCTGGTCATCCTGCCATCAACCCAACTAGCGTTGTATCCTGCTGCATTAAACTCATGAGCAACTTGCTCACAGTGATCAATGGAGGTGCAGAAGGCAACAGTAGGAAGGCCCTCTGCTTTATCCTTCCAGTTTGCAATGACATCTCCTGTGATCTTGGCCTTATTGACTGCAATGGCTAACTCTCTTTTGTTAAAATCTCCCATACTTGTACTCACTTGGCTGAGATCAATGGGCTGATCTGGTCTAAAAACTTTAGGCATTACTAAATTCCCTAACTTGATCAACTGTAAAACTGTGGGCCCTAAAACCATTAACTCAAACAAATCCCCTAACCCTTTGCCATCTAATCTGCAAGGTGTGGCAGTCGCTCCCAAAAAATAAGCATCTTTGAAATAGTCAAACATGAAAGACCATTGTCCTGCTGCTGCATGGTGGGCCTCATCCATGATGACTAGGTCTGCCTTAAGTTGGATCTTATCTGATGCGATTCGTCTGGCTAGTGTTTGGATGGAACAAACTTGCACAGACTTGCTGAGGTCTTGCTCTCTCTTAGCTTTTATAATTCCATGAGGGATGCCAGCAATCTCAAAGGTCTCACAGATTTGATTGAGTATAGATTCTTTGTGAGTTATAGCAACGATCTTTTTGCCTCTCTCATAGGCTTTTTTTACCATATATGTGAAAGTAAATGTTTTACCCGATCCAGTAGGCGAGACCATAAGAGCCCTCTTGCTGCCTTTGGAGTATCCTTGCTTAATTCTAGACTCTAGTTGTGTTTGATATTCTCTTGGTTTCATGTGTGGTGCTTTTAGTGGTTATCTGATGCAGCCCACTCGGACTGCTTTGGTTTTTTTAGATCCTCTAGTCTATCTAATAATTGAAAGTACTTTTTTACAGCTTTTGGCAGGCCTCGCTTTCGCCATCCATACCATGTGTCTTTTGTCATTATACCCTTGTATATGTCGTCGCTTTTAGAATTAAGTTTTTCAAGCTCTTGGATGAGCTCCTCCATTGTTTTCATTTGAAATGATTTGATAGTGAATAGAATCTGATTTTATGTACTTTACATTTATGCCGTACTCATTATATATCTTGCCATAGAAGTCAAGCAAGTTATCTCTCTGCACTTCATACTCCTCAAAAGTTGGGGCATAGAAAACAGCAGTTTTATTCAATGGGGCAAAAACTAAAGATAAAAGTATTAAATATTTCATGTGTGGTGTTTTTTAGTGTGATACAAATATATGAAAACAATAGTACAAAAACAAGAAAAACCTTGCTTTTATCATAAAATTGTACTATATTTGTATTATTACTTAACCAAATACACCATTTTATGAAAACACATTATAGAAAAGCGTACAAGTCGGATCATTTAGGCTCAGCGGATTTAGAGGACTACATTGAGCAAGGTAGAGTCTTGAATTTTGTGATTACTCATGTAAAATTTGAGCAAAGCGCATCAGTGGCAGGGCGCAAAGGAGATTTTAATATTGCTTATTTTAAAGATAAAAAAGTCAAGCCCCTTGTCTTAAATGCGACAAATGCCGCAATGATTAAAAAGTTTTGTAAGTCTTCATTTCTAGAAGATTGGGCAAATGTCCCCATCACTCTCTATCTTAAGGATGGCATTAGGAATCCAAGCACTGGAGAGAAATCAACAGCAGTAAGGATCAGCCCAGTGCAGCCACAAATCAAAAAACCTAAGCTAAACAGAGAACATCCAAAGTGGAAGGATGTTGAGGGTAAGATCAAGAGTGGAGCAGCTAATCTTGATACTATCAAAAAGTACTTTGATCTCAATAGAGCTGATGAGGACTATCTTAAATCTTTAAACTCTGGGAAAGATGCCTAAACTCGGATGTATAACTCCTTCAAAATTTAAGGCTGTGATGACAAAAGGCAGAACTAAATCTCAAATGTGGGGGCAAACGGCCCTCACTTATGCTGATGAGCTTGCAATGAATCTTATAGGAGTTGAGACTCCTGACATATCTGCCCCTGCTTTAGAGCATGGGAATGAGCTCGAGCCTTTTGCAATCCAAGCCTATGAGATGGAAAACTTTGTGGAGGTGGTCAAAGTAGATGAGCCAATCCATCATTCAGAGCTTGACTATGTTTGTGGGACTATGGATGGCCTAGTCTCTACAGATGGGATCATTGAGATTAAATGCCCATTTAACCCTCTGAACCACTTTAAAAACATCATGGAGGCTGAGCAGTACGAAAAACTATATAAGTGGCAAATACAAGGATATCTGTGGATAACTGGGAGACAGTGGGCCGACTTTGTAAGTTTTCACACACATGAGGCCTGGGGAGATAATCAACTCTTTGCTCATAGGATAGAGAGGGATGAGGACATCATCCAGCAACTACAAGAGCGAGTTCCTTTATTTTGGGGGATCGTTCAGCAGCGACTTAATGAATATTTAGAAAAGTAAGCAAGCAAGTTCTTATAAGTATAGGATCGCCTCTGGTTAATTCCAGGGGCTTTTGTTTTTTAATGCCTTAAGCGTTCATAATAATGTACTAAAATCATGCAATTTCCTTAATTTCCCTTAAGAATATTAAAAACCTTAAAGCGTTTTAAGGGCTATTTTAAGGCCGAAACCCCCACCACCACTAAATTAGAGCATTTCCTTAAGATCTTAAGGGGAAAACATACACTATAAGAGAAATACTATATAAGGCTTTTTTTTACTTCATGTATGTATATTATTATTATTAAGTATTTAAGGTTATTATTATTATTATTATAGAGAGCCCATTCTCACTAGGTTTTTGCTCCTTAATTTTTCCTTAATTTTACCCTTAATTTCCTTAATTTTGCCTAATTTCTTAAGGTTTTTGATTTTCACAGAGTTTTGCAGTATCTTTATAGAGAACAATTAAAAGGATTGTTTTTATGGTATTTTGGTTAATTGGAATTATTGGGCAGTAGTGTGGTGCTGCTGCCCTTTTTTTGTACCTAGGCAGGGAATTTGATGTCTGAGAGTTACGTCTAATACAAGAGACGTGTAAAAG